ATTTTACGGATGATACTTACTTACTTGATTTGTTTGGACATGTATCAGATCAGAAGTCTTTGCTTGATCTTTCTAATTATTTTCTTGATCGTGACGCTATGGTTCGACCTGTAGAATCGGATGAATTTAACCGTTGGGTTCATCGAATCTACGTTGAGTTACTTGTCTCTAAACATTTCTTGTATTTTGTTTGTGATCGTATTACCCTTGCTGAACGTAAGTCTAAACAGCGTATGATTGAGGAGTTCTACTCTTATCTTGATTATATGCACCTTACTTCATTCTTTGAATCTCAGCAGGAATTTTATGAGAGTGATTTGATTGGTGATGATGATCTTTGTACTGATCAATGGGAAAATTCTTATTATCCTTATTTTTATAATAATGTTTACACGGAATCTGGACGATTCGAAAAAACTCCTGTGTACCGTTTGTATGCTTCGGATGTCAAGAAACTTTTCAATGATCGTATTAAGCATAAGAGACTCAATGATGCTAATAAGATATTCATTGACGAATAATTATTAAACTTTTAATTTATTAATTTATGGCTAATATCATGTCTTTGAAGTCTTTAAGAAATAAGACTTCTCGAAATGGTTTTGATCTTAGTTCAAAACGTAACTTTACTGCTAAGGCAGGTGAGCTTCTTCCTATTCTTTGTAAGGAGGTTCTTCCCGGTGACAAGTTTGAGATTGATCTTAAAACTTTTACCCGTACTCAGCCTCTGAATACTGCGGCTTTTGCTCGTATGAGAGAGTATTATGATTTCTACTTTGTTCCTTATGAACTCCTTTGGAATAAGGCAGGAACTGTGCTGACTCAGATGTATGATAATCCTCAGCATGCTTTATCTATTGCTGGTAATGGCTCTTATGCTCTTAATGGAGAGATGCCTTATGTTACTTGTAGTAGTATTGCTTCTTATCTGAATAAGGTTGCTGTTGATTCTACTGATGCTCATCGCTTAAATTTTTTTGGTTATAACCGTGCAAGGTGTTCTGCTAAGCTTTTGGAGTATCTTGGCTATGGTAATTTTTACACTTATGCTGAATCTAAGGCTAATACTTTCTCTAGTAAGCCTCTTTTCTCTAACCTTCAGATGAACGTTTTGGGCTTCTTGGTTATCAGAAGATTTATGCTGATCATTTCCGTGATTCTCAGTGGGAAAAGATCAATCCTTCTTGTTTCAATGTTGATTACATGAACGGTACTACTTCTATGGAAATTGCTTCTTCTTCTTTGACTAGTGCTAATTTCTATCAGTACTATAACATGTTTGATCTTCGTTATTGCAATTGGCAAAAGGATCTGTTCCACGGTGTTGTTCCTCGTCAACAGTATGGTGATTCTGCTTCTGTTGTTGCTCCTTTATCCGGTATTATCGTTTCTTCTGCTATGGGTCAGACTCCAAACGCTACTCCTGCTGCTAATACTGCATTTACTTCTACAGGTGTTACCATTAATGTAAACTCTGCTGCTCCGAATGCAACTGCTGGAACTTCGTTTTCTATTCTTGCCTTGCGCCAAGCTGAGTTCATACAGAAATGGAAAGAAATTACTCAGTCCGGTAATAAAGATTACAAGGAGCAGGTCGAAAAACATTGGAATGTTTCCGGTTCTGATGCTGCCTCCGAGCTTTCTACCTATCTTGGTGGTATAACTTCTTCTATTGATATCAATGAAGTTGTAAATCAGAATATTACTTCTGATAATTCTGCTGATATTGCAGGAAAAGGCGTAGGCGTCTCTAATGGACGTATTTCATTTGACGCTGGTGCTCGTTATGGTTTGATTTATTGTATCTATCATTGTCTTCCTCTTTTGGATTATACCAGTGACTTGATTAATTCTTCTTTTACCAAGATTAATGCTACGGATTATGCTATTCCCGAGTTTGATCGTGTTGGCATGGAATCCGTTCCTCTTGTTAGGATGCTTAATCCTTTGAAGTCTTCTTTTGGTTCTGTTCCTTCTACTATTACGGTTAATACTCTTCTTGGTTATGCGCCTCGCTATATTGATTATAAGACTGATGTCGATTTCTCTTTTGGCGGTTTTAAGGATACTTTGAATTCTTGGGTAATTTCTTATGGTAACGAATCGATTATTAATCAGTTGAATGTATCTTCTAATTATCAGATTGATACTTCTGTTCCTATTACCTTTGTTACTTATAAGGTTAATCCTAATTGTTTAAATCCTATTTTTGCGGTTGGAGCTTCTGATCAGGTTTCTACTGATCAATTCTTGTGTAGTACTTATTTTGACATTAAGGTGGTTCGTAATCTTGATACCGATGGCTTGCCTTACTAGTCCTTTGTTTTTTTTAACTTTTAAGATTCATCGTTATGTTTGCAAAACGTCGTTTAGTTCCTTATGAATTTAAGGTTGCTCCTGTTGAGCTTAGTTCAAAGGAAATGGTTTGTTCGGAATTTAGAGAAGCCTCTCCTGTTGATCAGTTTTTGTTTGCTGAATTTGAGTGTGATAAGGTTAAATCTACTCGTTTGACGTCTGATATTTATATGCTTTTTAATCAACAGCGTCTTGATCGTCTGACTCGTGAAAACCTTCTTTCTTATTTTGATTCTCTTGTGATCAATGAACCTAAGTTCGGTGATCTTCGCTCTAAACTTGGTGATGATCAGTTGATCAATTTTGTGAAGTCTCGTTTTGTTCAGTCACCTTCTGAATTGATGGCTTGGAGTTCCTATCTTATGAGCTCTAGTGATGCTGCTATTGCTGAACTTGCTGCTTTACAGGATCAGTCTCAGCCTTCATCTCAGCCTGTTGAATCTTCTGCGCCTACTGAGTAATAATAACGTACGTGCACGTCCCTTTTTTGCGTGCGCGTGCGATAAAAGATCAGGTCTGCGCGCGATGGGGGGTCCCCTTTGGGGGGAGCTGTCCGGCTCCGTTAAAAAAATTCTGTCCTTAAGACCTTTCTGAGTCTCAGACATGGAAAACTGAAAAACGGGCTTGCGATCAGCCTCCCCTTAATTTTTTTAACCTAAACCTTATCTCTGCGTGAAACGCAAATTGATCGCAACTTTGTTGCGTATTGTTTAACTTAAATTTCTATTTTATGGCTATTGGTGCAACTGCTGCAAGTTTGGCTGCTGCAGGTATTGGTGCTGCCGGTGCTATTGGAAGTTCTATCGCTTCTAATAAAGGTAATTCTAATATTGCTCAGCAAAACAATGCTTTTAATGAAAAGATGCTTCAGAAGCAGATGGATTATAATACTGAGATGTACCATCAACAGCTTGGTGATCAATGGGATTTTTATAATGATGCTAAGCAAAACTCTTGGGATATGCTTGAGTATAATTCTGCTTCTAATCAGCGTCAACGTTTGGAAGCTGCTGGATTGAATCCTTATCTTATGATGAATGGTGGTAGTGCCGGAACTGCTTCTGTTTCTAATGGTACGTCTGCTACTTCACCTTCTGCTCAAGGTGTGACTCCTCCTACTGCTACTCCGTATTCTGCTGACTATTCCGGAATTGCTCAAGGATTAGGTTTGGCTATGGATCAAGTACTGAGAGAACCGGAGCGTGATGTGAAGCGTGCTGAAGCTGATAATCTTCGTATTGAAGGTAAGTATAAGGCTGCTAAGATGATGGCGGAGATTGTCCAGATGCGGACGCAAGCTAAAACTCAAGAAGGTCGCCTCGCTTTGGACAAATTGATCTATTCTATGAATAAAGATCTTGCCTCTTCTCAGATGGCTGTCAATGATCAGAATATTGCTAATATGCGTGCTCAGAATAAATTGATCAATGTTCAGACTCTTCTTGCTGACAAACAGCTCTCATGGATGGATGCTCAGATGAAGATGGACCTTGCTCAAAAAACTGCTGATATTCAGCTTAAGTATGCACAAGGTGCATTGACTCGTAAACAGGTAGATCATGAGATCGCTAAGATCGCTGAGACAGAAGTTCGTACTTCTCTTGGTATTCAAGAGCAGACTACTAATGTTTTGAAACAGCAAGGTATGAGACAGGAAAATCAGTTTAATGCTGATACTTATGGTACTCGTAAGAAGATTCTTCGTGAGACTCTTTGGAATCTTGTTTTTGATACTGATAAAGCAGGTATTGTTCGTTCCGGTGCTCGTCTTTTACAAAAATCCGGTATTGTAGATGAATATAATTTGGATTGATTTATTATATTTGCGTTATGAACCAAATATTTTAAGTTATGAAATGTTTATATTTAGGTATTTTACCTAGTGGTAGTGAATGGTTAATTATTTTAATTGTTCTGATTTTGTCTATCTATTTTTTAGGTAGATTTATTAAATCTTTGTTTAAGTAACACCCAAGTCATTTTCCCGAAGGGCAGCTGATTAATCCACTCAGCTGTCCTTTTCTCTTGTCCTATTATACGAAAAATGACAGGATTAAAATATAATTACATATGAATTGTTATATTAAAGGCTGTCCTATCCCCTTTCATGATCTGATCGAAATATTCGACTTCCTTAGGAATCTTTCTCCGATTTATTTGTATCAGTATCAGTTCCTAGATATAGTTGTTAATGGGATTCCTCGCATGTTTATTTATATCTATCATGAGGATTTCAACTACTATATAACATACATTAGTTATCATTAACTTATATTATATTGGCATAATGATAATTATTCCCTGAACGTAAACAGTTTATTTTCGTTCTTTCTCCATCATCCGCACATTCGTTTTGAAAGGTGATCCATGAGATTCCTTTGGAAAGGGTATAAATAT